GAAAGGCCCGCCAGTACTGGGCTACAGGCCGACCGAGGGGGGCGGGCATGTGCCAGTGGGGGGGGTACCCGTTACCGTATACAACTACGACCGAATTTGTGAAAATGAACACTGTCAACAAGGTCGAAGGAGGGCCATAGATAACGTACATGATCCCGTACTGTTTGATATTGTAAAATGGGTAGGCTTTGTGTCGATATTTGGGGGTTTGGGGTACACGTTCTGTCAACACACACTTTAATGCGCCTATTAATGTACTAATTACACACTTAATTGCGCCAAACTGTTGACTTTACTAGCGTATTTTATTACCATCCAGTATGACTTTAGCGAATGTTGGAGTATTTTCCTTAGACGGAATAACATATGACCCTCCCCAGTAAGAATGCTACGTTAGAACTACCGTTATTGGTAGAGAATGACCTTGAGGTAGATAACGATGGTCGTTTCTATGTAGTAAGTTACATCTTCCCTGATGAAAGCGATGACTCTATTGAGATACGCATCGAGTTTGATCAAATTATAGACAACTTAATTGATTTCTACCGTGAAGATCAGGGCCCGGCCAGTTACGGCCAGCTTTATCTTATTGCACACGAACTTGACAGACATGCCCATACTCTTCGCGATGTTGCGGGCCTTATGGAAGGTCGGTATGTTAACGAAGACCTATTTGATGAATTCTAGATCCCTATTTAACCCTAATTTGATGACTCCTTTAGATGCGACCCAAGTCGGTCGTATTGGAGAGCATCTAGTAGCCGCTATGCTTGCGGGCTATGGCTATGAAGTCCACCACACAGCAGGAAGCGGATACGATCTACTCGTAATGCTCCCTAATGATACTGGCGTAATTCGTGTAGACGTTAAAACGAAGAAAGCCGCGACAGGTGCGCGGCTCTTTAGTATTAGAAAGGGTAAAACTACCACATTCCGTGAATACGAAGCGGGTGTATGTGATGTGTTTGCTTTGGTCTGTCTTGAGGATACGTCGGTGACGTTTGAGAAGTGTGATGATTACGCTGGTAGGAACTCTATCTATCTTAATCGCCTAGAGCATCAGGCTACTTGTCCGCATACTGCTTGGCAGAGAGTGCATGAAAGAAGTACTATCAAGGGTGAGTGAAAAGGATGCCTAAACAGGTAATCTAGATCATCTATGATAGCTAGGATAATAGTATATGGCCCCCTCGGCCAACGCCTGTCTATTTTAGCACGAAATTAGCTCACAGTCAATACCCCGCCCATACTAAATACCCTAACTACGGACTTAACAGGGTTGCAATTAAATCGTAGTAGTGTTATAACAAATACCAGAACTAAAATGTCTCCTACAAAAAACCCCATTAATCTAATATATATCCGTGCCGCTATTGAGGCGGCTACAGGCATCCGTTTGTCTTTGAAGGAAGTGAGACGCTACCTTTTAGAAGAAGGTCTCATTACGCCTAAACAGGCCAGAGAAGAAGCGACGGTGTTTCGGGGGTATGGTGAATTTTATGACTACGACAACCCTGACCGTCGGGATCGTAGCAATTCTACAAGAGAACTGAACTTTGACGATGACGCCACTAGGCGAAAGATCAAGTTCGGGGAAAACTAATTACTCGGGGAGAGATCAGTGAAATACGCAAATTGCGGTGCTTCGACTAAAGCCAATACAAAAGTCAAAAAGATGAACGCGGGTGGTTTTATGAAGATCGGTGACGGTCTCCAGAAACTCGATGTGAACAAGGAAGACAAGCTTGATATGAACCGAGGCGGTATGGCGAAGAAGCCTAAAGCGCCGAATCCATATGATGACTCTAACCCTAAGCCCAGACCTTTACCAAAGCCTAAACCAAAGCCGAAGCCTAAACCCAAGCCCCAAGGGCCAAAGGTAGGGCCAAAGCCTAAGACAAGTGGCCCCGACCCTAAACCAAAGCCGAAGCCAAAGGCACCCGCCCCGTATGATGACTCGGGAATGGGTAAAAGAGGCCGTCGCTTTAGTTCTGGTGGAATGGCCGAAGATAAGCGCAAAGATAAATCGGATGACGAAGGTAAAAAAGGCGCGAAGAAGTCTAAGCGTGGGGAGCTAGTAGAAGCATCTCGCGGTAAGTTGGTCAAAAAGAAATGACAGCCAAAAAAGAACTGACACAAATGCAAGAGGCCTTCCTTGAAGCTCTCTGTAGCGAGGCTAGGGGAGATATCCGTGCGGCGATGAACGCGGCTGGGTATTCGCCTAACACTCGTATTAGTGAGGTGGTCACACCCTTGCGCGATGAGATTGTAGACCGAGCTAGTATGGTTTTGGCGATGAATGCGCCGAAAGCTACTTTTAGCATGGTAGACGTATTGAACGACCCGGGCTCTATGGGGGCAAGGAATGCAGTGGCGGCCGCTACTCAGATTCTTGATAGAACTGGATTGGTTAAGAAAGAACAGATTGAGATTAAAGGCCCAGAGGGGGGTGTATTTATTTTACCACCAAAAAAGGTAACCCCTGCGGATGACGAAGCCGACTACGACGAATAAATGGTCGGATAAGAAACGACCCAATAAAACATCTAAGCTACCCTATGGCTACATAGCCAGTGCAGACGATATCCTACTTGCTACCCCTGACTGGAATTTGGTCGGCTTTATTGAAAAGGCGATGGACTTCCTTGATGATGGGAATTCCTACCGTGAGGCCGCCAGATGGTTGGGCGAGAACTCAGGGCACGAGATATCTCACCAAGGCCTAGCGAATATTTGGAAGAGGCATAGGGGCGATAATAACCCCCGCGTAAAACAACTTGCCCAGCGCAAGCGTAAGAACGCACCCAAGACCAAAGAAGAGCGGGCGCTACACACCCTGAAGAAGCGGGAAGCGGCTACCAAACGTAGCCTGACCGTTACTAAGAAAAAGATAGAAGCAATACACGGGGAAGATGAATTAACCCTTGCAGTCCGAACAACTCAGGCACCCCTACAATTTAGTGACACCCTAGACTTCACGGCAAAGCCAGCGGAGTTAAATGTTATATTCTCCCCTAATGAAGGGCCACAGACAGAGTTCTTGGCGGCTTCGGAGAAGGAAGTTTTATACGGGGGTAGTGCGGGCGGCGGTAAGTCTTACGGACTTCTAGCTGACCCCATGCGATATTTTGGGAATACAAACTTTAACGGTTTGATCCTACGTCGTACCAACGATGAATTACGAGAATTAGTCTGGAAGTCTCAGGAGATATATCCCAAGGCCTATCCGGGGGCTAAGTGGCAAGAGAAGAAATCCCAGTGGGTATTCCCTAGCGGGGCCAAACTCTGGATGACGTATCTAGAACGTGACGAAGACGTTTTGCGTTATCAGGGACAGGCGTTCTCCTACATTGCCTTTGACGAGCTAACACAACACTCTACGCCCTTCGCTTGGAATTACATGCGATCACGTTTGCGTACAACAGACCCAAGCCTACCAACACATATGCGGGCAACGACGAATCCGGGTGGCCCCGGCCATTCTTGGGTTAAGAAGATGTTCATTGATCCAGCGCCAGCAAATCAAAAGTTTGCGGCCACGGACATAGAGTCGGGTGAAGTACTTGCCTATCCCGAAGGCCATGCGAAAGAAGGACAGCCTCTGTTTCATCGGAGGTTTATCCCAGCATCCCTTAAAGATAATCCCTACCTTATGGAGGGCGGTCAGTACGAGGCTAACTTGCTATCTCTACCCGAGATGCAACGAAGGCAGTTACTTGAGGGCGATTGGGCCGTCGCAGACGGCGCGGCTTTTGGGGAGTTCAGGGCCAAGACACACGTTGTTGATCCGTTTGAGATTCCTCTGGAATGGAGGCGCTTCAGGTCGTGTGATTACGGATACTCTAGCTACTCAGCAGTACACTGGTTTGCGATAGACCCAGCCTACGAAACTCTCATTTGTTACAGGGAGTTATACGTCAGTAAGCATACAGGCAGAGACTTAGCAAAAGCGGTCATGGAGCTTGAAGTTGGGGAGCAAATGAGCTATGGTGTGCTTGACTCTTCCTGTTGGCATAATAGGGGCCAAATTGGGCCTTCAATAGCTGAAGAGATGATTTCGATGGGTTGCCGATGGCGTCCATCCGACAGAAGTACGGGATCTCGCGTTGCGGGGAAGAACCGACTTCATGAACTACTCAAATATGACGAAGAAGCAGAAACACCGGGCATTGTATTTTTCAATAACTGCCGACAAATTATTGCGGATCTTCCCGTTATTCCCAGCGACCCCAAGGGCGGGGACGATATCGATGTCAGGTATCGAAGCGACCACACCTATGACTCAGTACGATACGGGATCATGTCCCGTCCTCGGTCTAGTTCACCGTTTGATGATTGGGGTCAAAAAAATACTCAGACTTGGAAACCCGCAAGTCGTAAATTTGGATACTAATTAAATGGCAATTCTTGATAGACCAGAAGACATAAATTTAGAAGAGAACTCACTGGGGTTGGAAGACGGGAGCCCTGAAACTAATGCTTCGTTAGATGGCTTAGTAGGGTGGATCGAAGGTAGGTATAATCGTTCAAATGATTCTAGACAATCTGATGAAACACGTTGGCTTACTTCTTATAGGAACTACAGGGGTTTATACGGCCCTGATGTCCAATTTACCGACAATGAGAAAAGTCAGGCATTTATCAAGATCACCAAGACTAAAGTTCTTGCGGCCTATGCTCAAGTTGTCGATGTGCTTTTTGCGGGTAGTAAGTTTCCTATTGGCATTGATCCTAGTTACAATCCTGTGGGTGTGTCTGGGCCTATACATTTTGATCCAAAAGAAGTTACCGAAGAAAAATTAAACGAAATGACTGGGGGCGAAGCTAAGTCCTCCACTATAGCTAGACCAGAGCTTTTAAAGAACTCTGGCCCTTTGGCCGACCAACTTAGTCGTGTAGAGGATCAATTACGGGAAGGTGCGGGCAGAACCCCGACAGCCCTTACCTTTGAGCCCGCCAAAGAAGCCGCTAGGAAAATGGAACGAACTATCCATGATCAACTAGAGGAAAGTGAAGCAAACAAACATCTACGCTCTACCGCTTTTGAAATGTGCCTATTTGGCACGGGTATTTTAAAAGGCCCATTCGCGCTCCAGAAGGAGTACCCGAAGTGGGGTGAGGAGGGAGAGTATGACCCAATTTTCAAGACTATTCCAAAAGTAGAAGCTGTAAGCATCTGGAACTTCTATCCAGATCCTGACGCTCGGAATATGGCAGAAGCAGAGTACGTCATTGAACGTCATCGGCTGAACCGCTCTCAGATGAGGGCTCTTAAAAGACGTCCTTTCTTTAGAGGAGAGGCAATTGAAGAGGCGATTGAATTCGGCCCCAATTATGCCCCCCACTATTGGGAGGACACCCTAGAAGACAACGAAGCCTCGGCTAGTATAGAACGCTATGAGGTCTTGGAATACTGGGGTGTTGTAGACGCCGAAGTGGCCGAAGAGGCCCAACTAGATCTCCCCGACGAAGTTTCGGAAAGCGAAGAAGTGCAGATAAATGCATGGATTTGTAACGGTCAGGTTATCCGCCTAGTCATCAACCCTTTTACCCCGATACGCATCCCGTACCACTCAGTCCCATTCGAGTTAAACCCATATAGTTTCTTCGGCATTGGTGTCGCGGAAAACATGGAAGACACGCAAGAAATCATGAATGGTTTTATGCGTCTCGGAGTAGACAACGCGGCACTATCATCAAACCTCTTGATTGAGATTGACGAGACCAACCTCGTGCCGGGACAAGACATGTCCGTGTATCCGGGCAAGGTGTTTAGACGTCAGGCTGGTGCGCCGGGACAAGCTATCTTTGGGACTAAGTTCCCGAACGTAACTGGGGAATGCCTCCAGATGTTTGATAAGGCACGGCAGTTGGCAGATGAAGCCACAGGTATGCCTTCCTTTGCTCATGGTAGTACAGGTGTGATGGGTGTGGGTAGAACCGCATCAGGAATGTCTATGCTCATGGGCGCGGCCGCACAGAATATTAAAGCAGTCGTTAGAAATGTTGATGATTATCTACTGGCCCCACTTGGTCGGTCTTTGTTCAGTTTCAACATGCAATTTAATTTCGATAAAAGTATTAGAGGGGATCTCTCAGTCGTTGCCAAAGGCACAGAAAGCCTAATGCGAAACGAGGTACGTTCTCAGCGTCTGCTACAGTTTATGCAGATGACGGGTAACCCCAGTATGGCTCCATTTGTTAAATATGACTACATCCTGCGTGAGCTTGCCGCTTCTATGGATCTCGACGAGGACAAGGTTCTCAACGACCCAAGGGAAGCCGCAATCCAAGCAGAGATGATGGCAAAAGTTGCCGCTCTTATGCCACAACAGCCACCACAAGGTCAGCAAGGCGGGGCACCAAGTCCCAACGATCCTACAGGCAATGGTGGCGGCAATATAGCACCGGGCAACGCTCCAGAACCCGGCGCACCCGGTTTTACAGGTGAAGGCGGCGGAGCGAATGGCGGCACACCACCCCCAGCACCTCCTCAAGGTCAGCCACAATAATGGAAAAAGCCGTAGCCAGATCACTACTACCTCTCGTTAACGATTCCGAGAAATACGCAATACTTCAAACTTACATTGAAAATCGCATAGATACGATGCGGTCATTTTTAGAGAATACCAAAGATCACGCCAAACTTATGGAAGTACAGGGTGCCGTTGCAGAACTGCGCCGCTTCCAGACACTGCGAGATCAAGCTCTGGAGGGAGCAAAATAATGGCAGAAGATACTTACACAACTAAAGGCCGCAAGGTTTACGAAGATCCTGAGACGGGTGAAAATTTCTCTGAGCGTACTGTTACCTTTGAGACCAAGTACGGCTGGGTTACTATTCCCTCTGTCAATGAGACAGGCGATGAAATTGACCAAAGAGATCTGGAACAATTCATTGAAGAAAATGGCCCTATAGACCCCATCACGATGGAAGAGCTTCCTGTATTTGAAAGTGAGCCCGAGGCTAGTGAATACGCCCGCGTTCGGAGCGACAGCCTACTACCAGAGGCAGAGCCGTCTTTTCCCGGCTACGATAGCGACTCTCCCGAAGCAAAGGGGGCCATTAGGGCTCTTGATGATATGGGTGAGGAACCTGTCGCAATGTATCACGGCGGTATGATGATGCCCGAGATGCTAGTCGGTTATGACGATGAGTCAGGCAACCCAATACCACCCGGCTCCAACGAAATGAATGTTCGGGATGATATTCCTGCGGCACTCAGCGACGGAGAGTATGTCGTTCCTGCGGATGTTGTTCGTTGGCACGGCCTAAAGCACTTTGTTGAAATGCGAGATGAGGCAAAATTTGGTCTTATGTCTATGCAGATGGATGGACAAATTCAATCGCTTGAAGACGAAGATACGGACTACGATGACACGCTTTGTGAAGAGTGTGGTGAAGTGGATTGTGGCTGTGATTACGGAGATTACGAAACTGAAGAAGGTAACGTAGTCGAAGAGGCAGTTGCAGAAATTGAAGAAGAAACAATGGAAGTCGAAGAGGAAGAAGACTCTTCTGACGGCAAAAATACTTATCGTCCCAGCGTCAAGTTTGCTGTGATGAAAAAGTAATTTGCGGATCGGGCTACCCGCACAAACCACCGACAATTTAGTCGGTCTACTTTAACGGCCCCCCAACGGAGAATATATGGCTAAGTACAGAAATGCTTATCGGGATGAACCTGATGAGCTTACTCAAGAGGCGCAACTAGCACCTGAAACAAACCCTACTACCGCACCAGCAAATGCTGATGAGGAAAGTTTTAAAAAACGCTACGGAGACCTTCGCAGACATATGCAAAATCAAATGTCTTCCCGAGACCAAGAATTAGCACAGGTCAAGGCACAGCTAAACGAAGCAACCCGAGGACAAATCAAATTCCCTAAATCCGAAGAAGAAGTTGATGCATGGTCGCGCAAGTACCCTGACGTTGCTAAGATTGTTGACACAATCGCACAAAAGCGAGTTCAGGAAGCTGTCGCGGACGCTAAAGTTGAGATGGATGGCATTAAAAAGCAACAGCAAGGCATCAAGACTGAAAAAGCGATGTTGGAGCTTAAAAAGATCCACCCAGACTTTGATAGCATCCGAGCAACTAAAGGATTTCATGAGTGGGTGACCGAACAGCCAGTTTCTGTTCAAGATGCCCTCTATAAGAACAATACTGATGCTAGGGCGGCGGCTAGGGCTCTCGATCTCTACAAGTCCGACAAAGGTATCCGTAAAATAAAGCCTAAGAATTCCAGTGCGGCCGCTCAGGCCATTGGACGAAGTGGTGTTGCCTCCCCAACGGGCGGTAGGTCTACTTTCACTGAAAGTCAGGTATCGAACATGAGTGCGGCTGAGTACGATAAGAATGAAGCCAAAATCATGGAGTCAATCAGTAAAGGGCTGTTTGAATACGATATGACTGGTGCGGCGCGTTAAATCACTTGCTAAAGCCTTAGTAATTGTGGTATAACAACCTTAACAAACCCCAGAGCCGAAACTTATGTATTTCCGTAGTCTAACTATAGTTATACATAACTTCCTACCTCACCCCCCCCTTACTTCAGAAGAACACTCTAAAGTTACCTAAGTATTGTTGGCCCTTCGTCCTGAAGATACCCAATACAACTTAGCCCTTAATGAAGTTTTCCCTTCTGTTTCGTTCCGACACTAGTGGCGTAGTTCAACTCCCGTTGAGCAACTCACAAAATTTTAGTGTCGATTTAACTTAACATCTATTAGGAGATGCATTATGGCTTTCGCAAAAGCTTCGGGCTACGCCAACTTACCAAACGGTAACTTTAGTCCAGTGATTTACTCACAAAAAGTACAAAAATCTTTCAGAAATGAATCTGTGGTCGAAGACATCACTAACACCGATTATATGGGCGAAATCGCTTCATATGGTGATAGCGTCAAGATCATCAAAGAACCAGAAATTACTGTTTCAGATTACGCCCGTGGCACAGCAGTCGCGGCGCAGAATCTAAGTGACAGCGATTTCTCTCTAACCATCGACCAAGCGAACTACTTTATGTTCAAAATGGACGATATTGAAGCCGCTCACAGCCATGTTAATTTCATGGACTTAGCGACTGATCGTGCCGCATTTAAATTGCGTGACACTTACGACCAAGAAGTATTAGGTTACTTATCTGGTTTTGAGCGTAACGCCGCTAACGATGCTTGGATTCAGCGAACAGCCGCTAACGGAACTAAATCACACGCAAGTGCTGGTGCCGACGAATTGATCTTAGCTAACAAGCTAGACATCGTTGACTTCGGTGGTTCTGATATTGGTGGAACAGCTTCTGCTTCTAAGCATGCTTTGACTTCTATCCCTCTAGCCGCTGGTGGCGGTTCTGGTGGTATCACTAGCCCTCTAGCAGTTCTTAACCGAATGGCTCGTAAGATGGATCAAGCTAACGTAGATACAGCAGATCGTTGGTTTGTAGCCGACCCTGTGTTCTATGAATTGCTAATGGACGAAGACTCTAAGTTCATCAACTCTGACTTTGGTGGTAGCGAAGAGCTACGCAATGGTCGTGTTGGTAATGGTCTCATCCGTGGATTCAAAGTGTATAAGTCTAACAACTTGCCGTTCTTTGGCACTGGCGCAGGAACTTCTGCATCGGCTGGATCTGAAGATAACTTCGGAGTCGTAGTTGCTGGTCACAAGTCTTGTGTAGCTACTGCACAACAGTTGGCTAAGACTGAAACGTATCGCGATACAGCATCTTTTGCTGACATCGTTCGAGGCATGCAGTTGTACGGTCGTAAGATCCTTCGTCCAGAAGCTCTAATGACTGCTCATTACAACTTAGCGTAACTCAGTAAGGGGTGCCCTTCTTAGGAGGGGTACTCCTTTTTTTATACCAAAAAAGAGTAATTTGACCAATGGCATCCACATTTCTTAGTCTCACAAATCGCTTACTTCGTAAAATCAACGAAGTGGAGATTGCTGAAGCTGATTTTGCTAATACGCGAGGTGTTCAGACACTTGCGAAAGACGCGGTTGCAGACGCCATTGGTCAGATTAATCAGGCTGAATACGAGTGGCCGTTTAACGCCGCCCAACATACTCAGGTTCTAGCAGTAGGTCAGGAAGAGTATTCTTGGCCCGAGTATTTCAAAATTGTAGATTGGAATAGCTTCCAACTTCAGAAAAATGAATCTCTCAATGTAGACCACAAGATGTTGCAGTTTTTGGGTCGTGACGAATACTACAAGAGCCACAAAAGTGCCGATGATGATAGCGGGTCTGCGGGTGTAGCTTGCCCAGAGTCCACTGCACCCTCTCATGGTAATGGTTATGTGGTAACGCCCTCACCTGACAAAGAATACACTATCCAGTTCAAGTACTACATGAACAATGTGGGCCTATCCTTACATTCTGATACAACAAGAATTCCAGATTCCTACGATAACGTGATTATCGATGGTGCTTTATATTATATGTATATGTTCCGAGATAACCCTGAATCTGCTGGCGTTTCCGTACAGGTATTCCAGCAAGGCATAAAAAATATGCAGGGCATCTTCATCAACAAATACGAGCGGGTCTATGACACCCGAATTTCTCGTGGCTCTAGAAATAGCTACGGGTATAAGGGGCACTAAGAATGGCCGATAGGGTACAGTCCTATAAAGTAATTTGTGGTGGTGGTCTGAACAGTAACGAAAATCATCTTGATTTGAGTGAAAACAGCCCCGGTGTCGCGACAAGACTGGTTAACTATGAAGTTAGCTTGTTTGGCGGGTACCGTAGAATTGAAGGTTTTGCCCCCTACAACCCTAACGCCAATCACCAAGAGATAGACCCCGTTAACAGTGAGGGTAAGGTTCTCTCGGTCGCGATCTTTAAAGACGATAATCTAGACACCACAATCGTCATAGCCTCTCGCAAAGTAAAGAAGTTCACCTATACAGCAACTGCTAGTCAGACTGCGTTTACTGGGGCGGATACAAATTCAAGAACATTGGCGGTTAACAACTCTGCCAATACTATAGTTAAACAAACTACGGGAACTACGACTACAACCCTAGTTTCGGGCACCCACTACAGCCTAAACGGCACGACCGTTACCTTGGCTACAGGTGCTACTGTTGGCGACACCATAGAGATAGATACAAACGAATATAAGTTCTATCGTTATGTTGCCTACTCCGCATGGGCCCCATACACCACAGGGGTCGTACACAAATTTAAAGACGGTGTGCGAGAAGTAAAAAAACTCCGACATGTGACTTTTAATTTCGGTGGCGGCAACAGGATTTGTTTCGTTGACGGGGTTAACAATGCAATTCTCTATGACGGATCTAACTGGAAATCTATTAGCCCAAATAACTCGGGTGGTAACTCCAGTCCCGGTGGGCCAAGTGCATTAGCACGGCCAGAGCTTGTAGATGCGTTTGAGAACCACCTATTCCTAGCTGGAGACAGAGTAGCCCAAGCAACGATTGCTTACTCGGCACCTCTCGACCCACTAACATTCACATCAGCCGCTGGCGCAGGACAACTGGCTATCGGTTTTGATGTAGTACAGTTTAAGCCCTTCCGAGATGACCTGTTCGTCTTTGGTACAAACGGCATTAAGAAAGTTTCACCTGACGTAACCGCTGGGTTTGTTCTAGACCAGATTACAACCAACGTAGGCTGTATCGCTAGAGACTCAGTACTAGAAATCGGGGGTGACCTTGTATTCCTTGCACCAGACGGATTACGACCAGTAGCGGGTACTAGTAGGATTGGTGATGTTGAATTAGAGACTATCTCTAAGAGCATACAACAACTACTTACAGCCCTGCCTTCTGACTACGACCTAGAGACGCTTAATGGCGTGGTCATCAGGAGTAAGTCCCAATTGAGATACTTCATTGGTGATGACTCAGTTTTCACGCAAGACAGCTTTGGTATTATTGGCGGCCTTCGATCCGCAGACCAACGCCTTGGTTGGGAATTTGGTGAGCTAGTTGGGATTAGAGCCAGTTGTTGTGACTCCGCCTACGTTAACTCTAGTGAGCTAGTTTTACATGGAGACTACAACGGGAAAGTCTATCAGCAAGAGCAGACTACCCAATTTGATGGGGCAGATATCCTCGCAGTGTATGCAACCCCATTCTTTGATTATGGCGACACCGAGGTCAAGAAGACCATGCGTAAAGCCAATACATTTATTCGTGCTGAAGGCCCCCTCACTCTGAACATGGCGGTAACGTATGATTGGGAAGATCCCAATACGGCCAAACCTAGTTCTTACTCGCAGGAGTCCGCTGGCGCACCAGTACGTTATAAAGGGAAAAATATTAATTATGTCGGCACAAACATTAACTACGGCGGTAGCGCAAAGCCTATTGTCACCACTAGCCTACAGGGCTCTGGCTACTCTTGTCAGCTTACCTTCGTTACTCTGGGAAATTTCAACCCGTACAGTATCCAAGGCATTGTTTTTGAATTCAGCATTGCAGGGAGACGTTAACTAATGGCGGGATATACTAGACAGTCAATCGCGGACATTATCAACGGCGCGAACATTACAGCACCCCCAATCAATGCGGAATTTAACCAAATTCTAGCCGCTTTTAACGCATCATCAGGACATACTCACGATGGATCAACGGGCAGTGCCCCTAAACTACCGCTTACGACCTCCGTATCTGGTTATTTGCCTGTGGCTAACGGTGGTGTTGGCGGACGTAACAATACGACAGCAACGTCTGACCCCGCAACATCCAACGACAACACTCAGGGTTATGCTCCCGGGTCGCTGTGGATCAACGCCAATACCGGCTACACCCATATGTGTTTATTCAACACGACGAACAATGCAAACTGGGTAACTATAGCGGCAATCAGCAATACTAATATCATTGCTCCAAAAGCCACGAACACTGTGGACGTTGGTACCAGCACCCTCCAGTTTAAGGACATTTACGCAGACGGCGTAGGTTACATCGATACTATTAGTTCTGAGACCATGTCTAGCACAGGTAACGTCGGTGTTGGTGGCGCTCTAGCTGTAACAGGCAACGCAACAGTAGGCGGTACTCTTGGAGTAACTGGCCTAAGTACCCTAGCTTCTTTAGGCGTGACGACTAACCTTACAGTAGGTGGTGGCGTAGGTATTACTGGCGCTACTGTTATGTCGGGCAACTTAAACGTCAACGGCAACACTGTACTCGGTAACGCGGCGTCTGACACAGTAACAGTAACAGCAGACGTAGCATCTCACCTTATTCCTTCAGCAGATTCTACTTACGATCTCGGTGCTACTGGGTCTGAGTGGCGTGATCTGTATATTGATGGCACTGCAAAGATTGACGCTCTAGAAGCGGATACAGCAAACATTGACGGCGGTAGCGTAGACGGCACTTCAATCGGTGCGGGGACTCCCTCGTCTGGTAGTTTTGCAGGGCTTACAGCTACAGGCACAGTTAACCTCTCGGGCGCTACAGTATCTAATCTAGGTGCGGTAACTACAGCGGACATTAACGGCGGTACAATAGATGGCGTAACCATCGGTACTAACTCCGCAGTAACTGACCTTCGCGTAGATAACCTAAAGGTTGATGGCAATGCTATCACCAGCACAAACACAAACGGCAATATTGACCTTACTCCAGCAGGAACTGGTGAAGTTAATATTAGCAAAGTAGACATTAACAGCGGTGCCATTGATAACACAGTTATCGGTGCAACTACTGCTGTCGCAGGATCTTTCACTACTGTATCTACCTCGGGTCAAGCAACGCTTGCTACTGTAGATATCAACGGCGGTGCAATCGACGGTACGGCAATTGGCGGATCATCCGCTAGTTCGGGTGCCTTTACCACAGTAACTGCCTCTGGCGGCTTCTCAGGAGCTATCAGCGGTAATGTTACGGGTAACGTCAGTGGTAACTTGACTGGCGATGTAACGGGAGACGTTACAGGTGATCTAACAGGTAACGTAACAGCTTCTAGTGGGTCATCGACCTTCACTAACGTAGTTGTTAACGGCACTCTTAATATGAATGCTGGTACGTCTGCTACAATCACCAATCTGACAGCACCTAGTGCCGATCTAGACGCCGCAACTAAGAAATATGTAGATGATGAGATCTCTACTTTAGTAGGAGATGCTGGCGCTGGGCTTAATACGCTCGGAGAACTGGCTGATGCACTGAATGACGATGATGATTTCTCAGCTACGGTCACAGCTAGTATTGCGACTAAGCTACCCAAAGCGGGTGGCACAATGTCCGGTGTTATCGCTATGGGATCTAATAAGATCACTGGCGTTACAGACCCGACAGCTAATCAAGACGCATCTACTAAAGCCTACACAGACGCCCAGCGCGATACTCGTGTAGCCAAGTCTGGTGATACAATGTCTGGTGCCCTTGCAATGGGTTCCAACAAAATTACAGGTCTAGGTACTCCAACAGCGGGTACTGACGCGACTACTAAAACTTACGTTGATACTATTCACGGATCCGCAGTAGCGGCCGCGACTTCAGCTACCAACGCTTCTAATTCACAGACTGCCGCCGCTAACAGCGCATCCGCCGCCCTAGCAAGCAAAAACGCGGCTTTAGTAAGTCAAAATGCCGCCGCCGCTTCATACGATCTATTTGACGATAGATTTCTTGGAGCTAAATCTAGCGCACCGACTGTAGACAATGACGGTGGATCTCTTGTTGTAGGTACTTTGTACTTCGACACGACTGCCCAGATCATGAAAGTCTACGGAGCTTCTGGATGGCAATCAGCCGGTTCAGCAGTCAACGGTACGTCTGAGCGTTACAAGTATGTAGCGACAAACAACCAAACAACTTTTACTGGGGCAGATGCTAATACTAATAGCCTTGGCTACGATGCTGGGTTCCTAGATGTATTCTTATCTGGTATCCGTCTCGTTAACGGCACAGACTTCACAGCTACTTCAGGAACTAGCATTCAGTTAGCTTCTGGCGCGGCTACAGGTGATATCTTAGAAGTCGTAACTTATGGTACCTTTGTCCTGTCTAACCAGTCTCTGACTGATATGACTGACGTTAATACAGGTGGGGTAAGTACGAATGATGTACTAGCCTACAACGGTACTAACTTTGTTCCTGTATCAACTTTAACAGGGTTTACAGCGGCTGGGTTAGCTATGACTGGAGCTATTACAACTAATAGCACAGTTGATGGGCGTGACGTAGCTACTGACGGAACTAAACTAGATGGCATAGAAGCCTCGGCGGATGTCACCGATACCGCTAATGTAACCGCCGCTGGCGGATTAATGGACAGTGAGCTAACCGCCATTGCCTCTGTTAAGGCACTCAATCAAGGCGTTGCTACCACAGATGATCCTACGTTCACTAACACTCAACTAGCGGCCATTGCCCAATCTAAATCTGACACTGCCGTAGACGTATTCGTCTATGACACTAGCAAGGACTCTGACGGTGGAGCATGGCGTAAGCGTACACAAGGCACATCTTGGTACAACGAAGCATTGAATACTAGCACTCGTGGTTCTCGTAAAGAGTTCCCAGCGGTTGCGGTGATTGTTGCAGAGAGTAATAAGCTTACGATCTACGATGGTGATGATCCTAGTATGCCTATGTGGATGGTGTTTAATACGGGCAGTGGTAAATATATCAACACAGGTGGAGCCTCGCTAACATCAGTGGTTTGCCTTAATAGTACTTTAGCTTGGAGTGGCTTTAGATTAGGGGTGATTGGCTTTTTAGGTGACACAGGCGTGATGCACGAGGCCAGCTACTACAACTGGTTCACCACCCCAATCTCTAGCAGGAATGCTTCATCGGGAGCATACAACACTACAGGGCCTAGGGTTGTAAACAACACCACTAATGATGTAGCAATGACCGTCCTCCCCAACGCTCCTATAGACTCCGCAACTGGCCTACCGATTCCAACGATTGCAGTGGCTACCAATGGTGGCGTGAGTGTTATTAAGGATGATGGGAGTGTTGTTGATATTACTGCCTCCGCTGGGGCTTCATATAACGGTGTTGGGTTTATAAGTTTTGATTCAAACCACAACATGATATTTGAACAAGATAATGCGGGTAGGTCTTTATTCTATATACCTATTCCTTCAGCGGATAGAACTAGTAATACCTCTAGTGCTGGATCCACTGACAAAAAGATGCTTCCGTCTGGCAGTCCAAACACAACTTTTCCAAAGTTCAATGGCTCTAATGCCACAATAGGTATTGGAGGTTCTGGAGAAGACCAGTACATTTATGGCGGGACGGGTGTAACTCATTATGCTCAAGGCCCTTCTGATGCAACCTCTTCCGTCGCCTACATCACCTCTGACTACAACACAGGTTGGATGAACGGTAACATCAAGTTAGCTACCCTTTCGGATACTGATACTACTAATGCTGTCGGTACTGAGTTGGTTACTAATGGTACGTTTGCTAGTGATACGAATTGGACTAAGGAAACTGGTTGGAGTATTGGTTCTGGTGTTGCTACCGCAAGTTCTGCGGGTCACGGAAGAGGGCTAGTCCAAACTGGAGCATCTTTTGTCGGTGGGGTTACTTACCTAGTTACATTTACTGTGTCTAATTACATAACGGGTTCGTTAACTCTATATGCACCACGAACTCCCACTTTCTCTCGCCCATTTCTAGGTGGAGCGGGGGCAAACGGGACTTACGCATTTACATATACGCCTACAGTTAGTTCTTCTGACATAAGATTTGAAGCTAGTGGTACAACGTCACTATCCATAGACAACATTTCCATCCGTAAGGTTGAAGAAGACCGCAGTGTGAACGGCAAAGGTCTCCAAGTATTCGGCACAGTCACTAAGACGGCTGTAGCAACGGGTGCTGACCTTGTGGGTTACAGTGGGTTCTCTAGCAGTAACTATCTGCAACAACCTTACAACAGTGGCTTAGGT